ACAAACATGGCGACTGGGATAAAATGCCACCGCCACAGGAATACTGGGAACAACTTTTTAGGGTAAGCAAAAACCAAATAATTTGGGGAATTAAACACTACGATTTAAAAGGCTTAGGCAATGGCTTAATAACATGGAATAAATGTGTACCTGAAGGTGTGAGCTTTAATAATTATGAACACGCTTATTGCAGCTTATTGGATAAAGAAATTGAGTTTACTTATATGTGGGCTGGAATGTGCCAAGGTAAAAGCCTGACCGAACCAACAACACAGCAAGGTAATAAGCAACTAAACGAAAAAAGAATACACCCAACGCACAAACCTATTCGGCTATATAGGTGGCTAATTTCTGAATTTGCTCAAAAAGGGTGGAAACTTTTAGATACTAATGGAGGCGGAATGAGTATTTCAATAGCCGCTGATGAACTTAATTACGACTTAGATATTTGCGAAATAGATGAAGATTATTTTAATGCAGGTGTCCAAAGATACGAAACTTTCAAACGACAGATGCGGCTCTTTTAGGGTTGCGGCTAACGTTGGCGGTATGCGCTGAACGGGGATTATTAACATAGAAATTAAATACGATGAACGAAACTTTGCAAACAGATAACTTATCCAACGAGAACGGAAGCCCCGTTTTGCGTATACCGCGTGTTGGGCGCAGTATTTCTTTAAATCTTTTTGGAGAAGTTACTCAGGATAAAAAGAACCTTGCTGATTACTTTATTGTGCCTCCTTTTTCAATCTTAAATGCAAGCTCTAAAGAATGGCAGAAAAGAAAGAAACTATGGGTACATAGAATTAACGACAAAGCACAAGCAAGGTCGAATAAGTTGAACGTTTATAAAGGCATATATGATGAAAATAATATAAATTATCAGAAAGCAGTTTCTTTTATGAATATAAAAGGCGATACAACAAGCATATTAGACCCTGTATTAAGTGAAGTATTATTACATTGGTTTAGTGAAGAAACCCATAATGTTTTTGACCCTTTCGCTGGTGATGCTGTTTTTGGTTTTGTTACGGCTTATAAAAACAGATTGTTTGACGGAATTGAATTAAGGCAGCAACAAGTTGATTTTAACCAAACATTAATTGACGAATTGAATACAGGCGCAAAGTATATATGCGATGATGCTTTAAATATTAAAAAGCACTTTGAAAAAGAAAGCAAAGACTTTATGTTTTCATGTCCGCCGTATGCTGATTTAGAAGTTTATTCTGAATTAGATAACGACCTTAGTACAATGACTTATGAACAGTTTTTTGAAACAATTGAAAGGGTTTTAATTGATTGCTTTTCTATACTCAAAGAAAATAGATTTGCTTGCATTGTCATTGGTGAAGTTAGACACAAAACAACTGGTTGTTATATTGGATTAGTGCCAAAGATTATTGGAATAATGGAGCGTGCTGGGTTTAATTATTATAATGAAATTATACTACAAACACCTGTAGGTAATTTAATGATGCGTGCAGGCAGATATATGAACCAAAATAGAAAAGTAGGGAAACAACACCAAAATGTATTGGTTTTTTATAAAGGAAACCCAAAAAACATTAGTAAACACTTTAATAAATTGAAAGATGCTGACTCAATTTAAACCTATTGATAATATCTGTCTTGAATTTTTGACAAAACATCATAATTCATTAGATTACATTGAATTTTTTAACGGAAAGATTCAATGCATAAACGATGGTATGTATTATGCAATAATTAACGGAGGATGTTATATTATTAAACCCAGTGCAATAATGGGAAAATACTCGCTTATATTATACTCATACCCAATTAATGCAGACAAAAACATAATAAATGAATTATTTAGCAATGGTGTAGGATTAAGAAGTTGTAAAATAAAAGGGACAAAAGATCCTTTTGGACAAGAATACATATACAATACAAATTCTTTTATAAAATTAGAAGGATCACAGTTTAGGAGACATCGTAATATTATTAAAAATATAAAAACAGATGTTGTGATCGGGAATAATAACGATATTGCAGACATTGTTGAAAATTGGAGTAATAATAAAGGCGAAAAACACCAAATAAAATTATACCGAACAATACTAAAGCAATTAAATAAAGTAATTATAACAACTTCTTACTTTAAAAATGTACCGATTGGTTTTTCTGTAATTGAAAAGATAAATGACAAGTATGGTGTGATAGTACAGAGGCTCATTAATCCAATTGAACAGGCTTTTGAAACCAAAGAACCAAACTACTTATTACATTATAACGATTGTATTCAAATGCCTAATATGTTGTTAAATATGGGTGGATGTGGGGGGTTAAAAAATATGGAAATAGCAAAACAAAAATTAATTCCAGAATACAAGCAAACAATATATCGACAAAAAAGTGAAGTAAAAATAAACAAAACACAATATAATTTATTCAAGTATGGAAGCGAAAATATGGAATAAAAACGGTTGGGCGAATGAGATTGACCCGACAAAGCTAAAAAACACTTTTAGCGAATTACTTGGATTAAGTGGTTTTGATATACTTAATTTTCAAGAACACTATTTTCAACCTATTGGATGGACTGGGTTGTGGTTGTTGGGTGAAAGTCACTTTGCAATACATACCTTTCCAGAGGAGGAAAAAAGCTATATTGAATTATCAAGTTGCAATGAAGATTATTTCTTGTACTTCGTTGCGAATTGCGGTCTTTAATATTGCGCCCAACGGTGGGCATAAGAAACGTGGCCTTGCAACCACTTTCAATTTACCTACCAGCTTTCCGGCCATGTTTTTTATGCCGTGTTAAGTGCAGTTATTCATTTAGTTATCATTTTAAATACAAATAAAAGTAAAATAATTGTATTTATTTGATGAAAATAATTGCAAATACAAATATTAGTATCATATTTGTATGGGTTTTTGAAACGAATCAATTACCTCTAAAAAATAAAACGATGAAAGCTTTAGAAATTTACACAACAAGAAAAGACGAATTAGTAGAAAAAACTATCGCATTATTATCAACTGCATTGAGCGGTGACCGTGCTAACAGAACTTTCTTTTTTAAGGTTGATGAAGAAACAGGTGAATTAACAGTTGATTATCATTATTATTTAGGTCAAATCGTTACTTCTGACAATTGTTTTTATACAATTAAAGACCACCAAACCCCCGATTTCGAAGAATTTGGTTATGAAAGTTTTGAAGAAATGGATTTTGATGCCTGTGGATTTACCAAACAGATTGAAAATGCAATTGATGAAAAGATTGCTTTAATTGAAGAATAATGAGAGTAATTCTTTTTACAAACAAAAAAACTGGAGAAGATGAATGCTTCTCCAGTTTAAAACCTTTTTTCGATAAATACCATGTTTATAAAGAAAACGAAGACAATATAAACACCTATTTATCTCGAAAAAAACTGGCTTTTGAAACTGATGAAATCAAAGTACAACGGCTCAAAGTGCAGAGGTCTTTATAATTGCACTTAACGTTTGAGGCTAACCGCATGTAGCGGAATTTGAAACACTTAACAATCAAAATACAACGAAAATGAAAACAAAGAACAACGCTTCACATACCACTGACCCCGCTATTGCGGTTGAGCCTGTGTTAGCACCTGTTATTGTTAAACCTATCCACGCAAAACCAAGCCTTTATTCATTCTATTTTGAAGTGATTAAAGAAATTGGATTGAAATATGGGTACAATATAGTACTACACGGCTCAATGAATAGAGATTTAGATTTAATTGCTATTCCATGGGAGGAAACAATTGGGGATAAAGAACAAATGATAAACGATATTTCCGAAGCCATTGGAGGTAATATTTTGATGCAAAATAGGTCAGTTAATAATATTGAAGGTGACAGATTTGGCATTAAACCACATGGACGTATAGTTTACATTATAAACTTAAACAGAGATTTTGAAATGAAGTTTAACGGATTAGTTTCTAAAATCAAAGAATACGCAGACCCGCAATATTATATTGACTTATCAGTAATGGTAGGCTCTTTATAATAGGTGCTAACGTTGGTGGTATGGTGTCGGTTTGCCTTGCAGACACTTTCGCCTTACACCAACTTATCCGGCAAACTGCACTATACAACGTGTTATAAGCCGTTTTTTATTAATAATGTTTAAATTTTAAAATATGAATCAAATTGTAGGTTTTGCACACATAAATAGAAATGCCATTACGTGCAAAGGGGCAAAAAATCCAAATGAATTTATCGGGCAAACTTGTGCTGTAATGGAATTTGGAGTTGATGATTGTGTTTTGGTTTTAAACCCACAAAGTACAGCATTAGCAATGTTCGATAAAGAAGATGTTTATAGGAGTTTTAAATGTGGATTCTCAAATGGGATAGTAACACCTCCTGACTTAGATATGCTAAACCAAATGATGTATGTAACAAAAGCACAAATGCGGAAAGGTGGCTATAATTCATTGCTTTGCAATATGGTAATAGAGGCAAGTTTGATGAAAGGTCAATTTCACGATAGCTTCTTATGGGCTATGCAGTAAAATGGCTTATAACGTTTCGTATATGGCA